TTATTTCCCCTTCGCCTTCTTCCGCTTTTCCTTCTCTGCCCGATAAAACTCATGAAACATCTTCATCAACGCCCGCTTTTCAATCCGCGATACATAGCTGCGCGAGATACCGAGTTCTTTGGCAATCTCTCGCTGCGTTTTTTCCTTCTTCAAATCAAGTCCAAACCGCCCGACAATCACTTCCTTCTCACGGTCATCTAAAATGTCAATGTATTGTTTCACTTTTTCAAGCTCCATATTGAGCTGGATTGTATCTATCACGTCTTCGTTTTCTGATTTCAAAACGTCAATCAGGCTTATTTCATTCCCTTCCTTATCCTGCCCGATCGGATCGTGAAGGGAGACGTCTTTTTTTGTTTTTTTCAATGCGCGCAAATGCATGAGGATTTCATTATTAATTACAAAAGGGGGGTACACAGATTTCCCGTAACTGTTTGATTAAATAAATGATGAGTCAGTTTCCTGTAATAAATGCTCAAACGTTTTTTAGCAAATGAAGGGGATACCTTAAATAACCAAGCCACATTTTCAATTGCATGTGATTGTATGTACGAAAGATTAATATTACGCAACATGAAAGTTGGAATACAAAAGTGGTATGTAAAATAATTGGACTGCCACTCTAAATAATCAGTCCAAGTTGCAGGCATTGTTTTTTTATCACCTTCATGTCTATATATATGGCAAAATTCATGAGCGAAATCATACCATTGTTCAATTCGGCTTTTTCGGCTGTCCAAGCATATGTTATAAATTCCGCTGTGTTTAAGTGCGAAGCTTGGAACAGGTTTAAACGACAGTCTGATGTCTAAAGCTTCGGCAATCCGTTCAAAATTAATTTGTTCAGGTTCTGTAATATCAATCTTCCTGTATAAGTTTTCAATCCAATCCTCTAAATGACTGTTTGTATACCTCAAGATGAAAAACCTCCTTAAAGACGACAATCTAAAAATTGGATTCGTTAAATATTATAGGTAAACCAAGACTATTTTCATAGGAAAATGCGTCTAGATGAGGGGGTATCCTGTTGCATGGATACTTGCAAATGATGGTTTGTTTCTAGGGGGTTATCTACAAAAAGTTTATTTAAAGTATGAATTGCATTATAAAAAAGAACCGCCAGTCGCGGTTCTTTTGTTTTCAGATTCAAACTGATTTAAGAGCAGATTTTTCTTTCCTTACAAATACCATGATCCCGGGGATGATCATAAGTATAGCTGGTATTAAATAGAAACAATCAATACATATAAGTCCTCCCCCTGAGACAAATAGTAGAACACTGCTCAACTTTGGCTTAAATAAGACAACAATTGAAGCTGTAAACCCAATACATGAAAGGACCAAAGATACCCATGCCTCAACAAGAAGGTCGCTTGTCATTTCAAAGTATCTAATTAAATGAAAAAATAAATCAAGATAGGCGATAACTAAAGCAAAAATAGACGCTACAACACCCAATAGGCTCCCTGTCAAACTTAAAAAAAACTCAATGTTTCTCTTCACAATAAACGCTCCTTATGTAATCAGGCCACTTCATTTTTATATATGAAAATGTAAAAGAAACATAAATGAAAATATAAATGAGAAAAACAACAAAAACCCTTGCCACGTAAGGGTTTGTATGGGATTCAAAAGTCACTTTATAAATGAGGGTATGATTGAGATATAAATGAGAATCTAAATCTTATTAGTAAACAGAATTAAACATAATAAACAGAAATAAATATAATAATAAACTAACTGCGTTTATTTATCTGATTTCCGTCTTTCCTTTAATTGCTCCGTTATAATCTCCAAAGCAGCCTGTAGAATTTCATCAGTTACTTCACCGTCTTTAGCTGCAAGGAATGTTTCGGGATCGTTTAACACTTTTTTTGCATCGTCAGTGATTATATTGGATGATTTATCTTTTCCTCTTAAAAGGTAGTCTGTAGATACATCAAAAAAGTCGGCTATTTTAATTAATGTTTCGTAATCAGGTTCGCGAGTGCCTTGTTCATAATTAGCAAGTTTTCCTCTTGAAAAGCCTAATCTATCTGCGAGTTCATATTGGCTTAGACCTTTTTCTTTTCTTAAAGCTGCTATCCTTTTACCTAACATATACACTCACTCCTTGTTATTAATTATAACTTGGAAACTAAGCGTTTCTACATTTAGAAACAAAAAGTTTCTAAAAACACTTGACGGACACGTATTGTGTCCTGTATATTATAAATCGTAAAAGGAAACAAAACGTTTCTAAGGGGGTGTTATGAGTGGAAAGAGAAGTTTTGTTTTCCTTACGTGGAAACACGTCAAGAACAGTAGTTGCTAATGACTTAAACATAACTCCACAGATGCTAGGGGCTATTGAAAGAGGGGATAGAACTCCTTCCTTAAGTCTGGCCAAAAAGATTGCAGACTATTATGGAACAACTGTAGATGAAATTTTTTTTACTCAAAGTAGACACAAAATGTGTCCTAAATATAAGACAAGGACAGATAAGGGGGCTTAATTATGAAAGTCATCTTGAAAAAAGGACCGCTGTTTGAACTGGCAGAGGCCAAAGCTTACAAATACCTCAGTGGCATACTTGTTCAGCGAATGAATGAGCATCAAGAGAAGCTTGCACAACAAAAGAAAAAGGAATCAGCCTAAGTCATTTATAAACAGCATGGTCTTTTAACTTCAATTTTAAAACTGAAAACTCAATATATCAGGAGGCAAACATATGGAGAACAACCCATATAACATGCGGAATTTACCGCAGATTATGCGTAGTGCTCGAAAGGCTGCAGGTCTTTCCCAATACCAAATCGGAAAGCTAATCGGAGGTAAGGATCAAAGGTATGTTTCAGATGTTGAAAATGGACTTGCCAAGCTTACTCCGGAGTTATGTATTAAATGGTTTGAGAAGTGCGATGCCTATGAACATATTGATCTTGTCCATTACTTATTTAAACTCCATCCAACTGCGGCTGCTCCAATTGATCCGGCACTTAATGAATGTGCAAGTAATGCAGTAATTAATATGGTTCACCAATTGGAAGAAGCATTACAAGCAACCAAACATTTAGCCCGTTGGCTAACGGATAATCGACCAGGTAAAACAGAGGAACTGCCGATGGCTGATATTAAACAGATTTTTGATTTGATTGCGGCTAATAAAACATTGATTTATTCACTTGTTCGTACTCACGGGTTGAAAATGCAGGAACTTGCAGATAGATGGACGCGGAAAGCGCTAGTTGATCAAGTTGCTATGGTAAAACAAGAAGGAAGGCAGACGGTTTCAGTATGAATACTAATCATTTCTTGAAGTCAGATGTTCCTATCGCAAAAAGAAAAATCGAATCAGCAGAAGAGTTAGCAATCATGCTGGCAGAGGCATTGCGTGATGGTGATTATGAAGAAGCGATTAGTCTCGCTGGAAGCATCAAGGTTCTTACTGAGGATATTAGCCGGCTGGCAAACAAAGGACGACTTTATGAAACGGCATTGAAAATGCAACAGCGAGGCATCAACTTAACAGTAGTGAGCAGGTGTATAGGATGATGGTTCATTTTGTTCATAAGCCGGCAACTGCTCTAGAAGTTCGTAAATGGTGTGCGATGATTCGTAACAATAGTGAATTCCATCTGTTATGGGATAGACGTGCAGACAAATTCAGAGAGGAGAATAAGAATGGTCGAAAATCCAATGGTTATAAACAACTGGCACGATAAGCTGACTGAAACTGATGTGCAAATAGATTTTTACGGTGATGAAGTAACACCAGTTGGTGATTATGTAATTGATGGCGGCGAAATCATTCTGAGAGAGAACTTGGAAAGATATCTAAAGGAGCAACTTGGATTTGAATTTAAAAATGCGCAATAAAAAAGCCCACTCGGACAAAGTGGACTTCTTTAAAGGCTATCAATAAAAACTCATGTGCAAATATTTTATCAGATAGCCTCAATAAAAACAATGGGGGTTAGGGTTATGACAAGAAGAGCTGAGGTTCTTGCTAAGACTTCTGAAATGAGCCGTGATGAATGGCTTATTGAAAGAAGAAAAGGGATTGGCGGCTCAGATGCATCCATTATCTTGGGGTTAAACAAGTGGAAGACACCTTTTGAATTATGGTTAGACAAAACAGGACAGGTCCCTGTTAGTGAATCGCAAAGTGAAGCTGCTTACTTTGGATCATTGCTAGAAGATATTGTTGCAAAAGAATTTGAGATACGTAGTGGCAAGAAGGTTAGACGTAAAAAAGCAATACTCAGACATCCAGAATATAATTTCATTTTGGCTAATGTTGATCGAATGATCGTTGGTGAAAAAGCGATCCTTGAATGTAAAACAACATCAGCCTACAACTTAAAAGAATGGGAGGACGAAGAAATCCCCGAGAGCTATATCGTTCAGGTCCAGCATTATCTGGGTGTGCTTGGACCTGAATATCGGAAAGCTTATTTTGCTGTGCTGATCGGCGGGAACAAATTTGTCTGGAAAGAGATAGAGCGGGACGACGAGTTAATTGACATGATCTTTAAAGCAGAGATTGAGTTCTGGAATGACAAGGTCTTAGGCGGACAAGCTCCTGCTTTAGATGGTTCAAGTGCTGCGGAGGAATACCTCAAAAAACGATATGCCGAAACGGAAAATAACAAAGCTATTGATTTAACTGCGGCTAATCGATTACGTATTCAACAATACTTGCTTCTTAAAGAACAGATTTCAGAACTTCAAAGCCAGGCAAAAGAATTAGAGAACCAGATCAAACATGAAATGAAGGACGCAGAGTATGGGTTTATCGGAAACTATCAAGCTTGTTGGAAGCCTGTTGTCTCAAATCGAGTTGACACGAAAAAGCTCAAAGAGCAGTTTCCGGATATTTACGAGAAGGTCAAAAAGGAAACTCATTTCAGACGTTTTGCAATCAAGGAGGTTAGCTGATTATGGCTACTAATCAATCAATTAAAAACAACATCCAAAAGAAGCAAAAAAACGCACCTGTGCAACAACAAGGAGCAACCATGAAAGGGCTACTTTCCTCACCATCCGTTATTAAGCGATTTGAGGAAGTGTTAGGGAAGAGGGCTACACAGTTTACTGCCTCTATCTTAAGCCTATATAACAGCGAGCATATGCTGCAGAAAACAGATCCTATGAGTGTCATCTCATCTGCAATGGTGGCAGCTACACTCGATCTGCCTATAGATAAAAACTTAGGGTATGCCTGGATTGTTCCTTATGGAGGAAAGGCTCAATTCCAGCTAGGATACAAAGGATATATACAGCTAGCCTTGCGAACAGGCCAATATAAGTCCATCAATTGCATACCGATTCATGAAGGCGAATTGCAGAAGTGGAATCCGCTGACTGAGGAGATCAAGATTGATTTTGAAAAACGAGAATCAGACGCGGTAATTGGTTATGCAGCTTATTTTGAGTTGATAAATGGCTTTCGAAAAACAGTGTACTGGACAAAGGCACAAGTAGAAAAGCACAAAAAGAAATTCAGTAAGTCTGATTTTGGATGGAAAAATGACTGGGATGCGATGGCTCTTAAGACTGTATTAAAAGCAGTTTTGAGTAAGTGGGGGATTCTCTCTGTGGAAATGCAAAAAGCAGTTATTGAGGAAGATGAAATCAGGGAACGGATTGACATTACCAATGAAGCAGACAGTTCGGAAATTATCGATTCCGAGCCTTCAGAAGAAGAAACAGAAAAAACAACCTCGCAGGAAGCTGATCCTTTTGACGGCAAGCCTATAGACATAAAAGAAGATGAACTTCCGTTCGATTGAGGTCGGCAACTGTGACATAACTGCACACTGTGAAAGGAAGTAGGTGATTGACTTGGACATCAAAGCAATGGGGTATGTGGTCATACCCCGACTACCATTCAAAGAGTTTAGGGATGAAAAAATTTATGATCATTTGTTCAAAAGAGCTGAATACAGGCCAAATCAAGAGCTAGAACTTGGGCAAACCATTATCAAAGTTGTGGAACTTGCAAAAGATTTTAACTGGTCAGCTGCACAAATCAAATACTCACTAGACCGAATGGAGAAACAGGGATATATCAGATTGGACCGTCTTCCACAAAAAAGAGGGTTCATCGTCACCATACTTCATTATGCAGACTACATACAGCTAGGAAATTACATGAAGAAAAAAGCTCTCGAACCAGCTGAGATCGAACATAAGGAGGTTGACAAAATGAAAAATGCCTTTGAGCTATATGAAAACAAAGTTGCTCGGTCAGTCGGTCCGATGGAGGCACAGCGGATCGGCTATATGGTCGACGATTATGGTGAAGAAAAAGTGATGGAGGCTATCAAGACAGCGTTTCAATTAAAGGGGAAAGCAGCTAGTTTGTCATACGTTCAAGCCATTTTATCAAATCCATTCACTCAAAAGAGAAAGGAGAAACAATATGGCTATAAACAAAGCAGTCAGTATAGACACCGCATTTCAAACGATCATGCAGGAACTTCGGGAAAAGTCAGCCCGCTTTTTGGGAACAAAACAGGCCGCATCCGAAGAAAAAGCTGAATTTGATTGTCCTTATTGTAAGGATCGTGGAATTGTCGTTTATCGGGTACATAAGGACACTCCTTGGCATTTGGATGATCAGTTAGATCTTATGGTTCCTAACGAAATGGTACCTGAAGATGATTTTCTGTTTGGTAAGGTTTGCACGCCGGACAAAGCTAGTGAATGGAAAGATACTTATTCAAAACAGTGTGAATGTGTGAGACGAAAGAAAATAGCTAGACTCATGTCAGCTAGTGGCATTACAGAAGAGTTTGAAAAGCTTCTCTTTGGTAACTTCATCACGGACGGTAAGCCAGACATGATCAAAGACGCTTATGAATGTGCAGTGGAATACTATAAAGAATTTCAAAAAATCAAAGGAGAACGGCAAAACAGTATCGCATTACTTGGACAGCCAGGTAGCGGTAAAACTCATTTGCTCACGGCGATTATGAATAATCTGATCAAGAAAAAATCAGTACACTGCATGTATTTCCCTTACGTAGAGGGCATGGGTGATTTAAAAGCTAACTTTGATAACTTAGAAGCGAAACTCGATGTCATGAGAAAGGTCGAAGTTCTATTCATTGATGACTTATTCAAACCAATAAACGGTCAGCCAAGGGCAACCGATTGGCAGGTTGAACAAATTCAGTCAGTCCTAAATTATCGTTATTTGAATCATAAGCCTTTGCTGATTTCTTCGGAGTTAACAATTGATGAGATTTTGGATATAGACGAGGCTCTTGGTTCACGTATTCACCAGATGTGTCGTGATTACATAGTGATTATTAAAGGCGATCCAATGCAATTAAATCATAGGTTAGGTGATTGGGAATGAAGGAGAAAATGAATGTAAAAGCAGCTGGTGGACTTTATATATTTGGACCTTCAAATCCAACTGAAGGTAAAGATCTTACACCAACTATCCGTTTACTTGAGGAAAAAATAAAGCAAATGGAGCGGATGCTGAGTGCTTAAAGCAGTCGTATCTCTGCTGGCAATTTTACTCTCGGCAACGAGAATAGAAAAAGAAATTCAGCTATGGGAACAGCTTGACGGGAGGTAAGAGCAGTTGGATTGCATTAAGTTCACTGTTTATGGTGAGCCAGTCGCACAGGGGCGGCCGCGTGGATCAATACGAAATGGGAAGGTGCATATGCGAGATCCAGCGAAATCAAAGTATTTCAAGCAGTATGTAGCTTTGATTGCGTCTCAGCATCGACCAGAAAAAGTTATTACTGGTCCTGTCTCAATGGATGTCAAAGTGTACAGACCAATGCCGAAATCAGTTTCAAACTCAAAAAAGAAGAAAGAAAAAGCTGTAAAGGGTCTTCTGAGGCCGACCACAAAGCCCGACGTTGATAACTATGTAAAGGGCGTAAAAGACGCTCTGAACCATCTTATTTATAAAGATGATAGTCAGGTGGTTGACCTGACAGTCAGCAAGTTTTATAGCGAAGAGCCAAGGGTGGAGATCAAGATAAAAGAGGTTTTTGCCTAAAAATAAAAAAAACACCGAAGCGCTTAGCCTCAGTGTTCTTGATATGAACTGGTACTTCTATCATAGCACAGGGGGCGCTTTGAGTGTACAATCCAAGAGAAATAAACATCAAAAAAGACTTCACTATTCAGCAGAAAATTGACCCAGGAAAAGTTAAGATCATTGTTTTAGATGGGAATCAGGGTACAGCACATGTCTTAGAAGCTCCTGAGCATGGTAAAACGGTGATCCAAACTGTAAAGGGAAGCTTTGCGCGGGTTGATCATGAGATAGGATTTAAGGTGAAATGAAAGTTTATTAAAAAGGCACTTTAAAGTAGTTTTGTAGTAAAATAAATAAAAACTCTGGAGGATAGTAATGTTTTTAAAGGGATCAGGTGTTGCTTTCTATTTAAGGGTTTTGTCACCTTTAAATGAGTTTATTGAATATTTGGATGATGTTGAAGACAGATTTGAAAAATCAAAAATGCGGTATGAAAATGAAGCAAAAGAATTGAGCCCAGAAATTGAAGAAGATTATTGGGATTATTATATTGATGAATATCATGACTTCAATAGCACATATCCTTCAATTTTGAGAAGTAGTGTATTCACGAGTATATATAGCTTTTTAGAGTACCACCTTATAAGCAGATGTTTAGATAAAGCAATTTTAGAAAAAGTTAAGTATGATAGAGGGATTTTTAAAGCCAAAAGTTATTTTAAATTAAGATATAAAAGTAATGAGAAATTTAAAGAGTCAGAAATATTCTCGAACAATGTTTGGAATAAAATAGTTGATTATTCTAAGATTAGAAATTGTTATATTCACAATTCAGGAATAATAACAATGATACCTGATGAAACAAAGCAAAAAGAATTAATTCAAATTATTAGAAAAACCAATTATATTGAAATTGATGACCGTGACAGAATACATATACTAAATAGGGAATTTTGCAAAGAATTTCACGAAGTTGTTTACAAATTTATTTGTGATTTGAATGATTTATTATTAAATTTAAAAGATTAAGTCCAAGACGGAAAGCCTGCGGACACTGAACTTACAGCATTTACGTTGTTTGTTTGGTGTTCTTTTTTATTCGTTAAAAAGGAGGACATATCCATGAATCGAAAAGACATTGAAAATCTTATCAATAGCTATCACTGGATGGTAAAAGAGGTTCATCGATTGCAGAGAGTACTCTATGGTTCAATTATTCCAATGAAGAATTGGGGTGTTGCTCAATATGGATTAGAAGCTGCTATGCCAAAAGGAAGTCCTGGGAAGAGTCAGGCTGAGCTAAGGCAAATGGATATGAGAGAAGAACGTCTTTTCAAACGACTTAAGTATTATGAAGAGCGAGTATATGCAGTTGAATTAGGGGCTGAAAAGATCAAAGGGGAGCAACATAAAGTCATTTATGATTGCATGATGGAGGGAATGAGTTACCGTGCTATTGGTCTTCATCTTGGTATTTCACGGGAAACTGTACGCAAAATGAAAGACGAGTTGATCAGCCAATTATGCCAAGATTGCCACTTTGAGCGTTTGTTGAATCTGAAAAAATCTGTGGTGTAAAATGGGAGGCAGGTCGGCGCGGCGAAATTATTCCTGTGTCACCACTAAATTTAGGTTTTATTCAACAGTTTCGTTCGACAAATTTTGCAAATGATTCCCTTGTCACACTCCTTATCCGATAATAAGGTGGGAGGTGATAGAATGGGTTATAGGTTTGATATGAGAAACTATAGTCCTCAGCAACAAGCAATTGTCCGTAAAAGAGATGAGGCAGAAAAACGTCGTCGTGAAGAAGCTGAGCGACAAAAAGTGAAATGCGAGATAAGTCCAAGAAATGGTGATTATGAAGGCGTCTACTTCACCAAAAACGGAGAATATTTATTAGAATTAAGAGTCTCTGGGACTGCTCTTGTGAATGATCCTTGTAATTTGAAGGATATTGACATTAAGGAATGGTTGTGTAAAACAGGGAGACTATATCTTGATAAGGTTAAGGAATTTGAGATAGTTACTATTCTTTCTCATGATATAGAGGATCAAAAGATTATTACTGAATGGGAGTCACTCCGGAGAGAGGATTTACCCGAACAATTTGATTCATAAGAATCAAAGAGTAGCGCTTTCCAATGGAAGGCGCTTTTTTATTTGGGGAATTTCATATAGGAGAGTAAGTACACATGTAAACCCGAGGAAAGAAACGTTTCGGGGTGAGATAGCCCTTTCAACTGTTTAACTCCATAATTTATATTCTCTGTACACTGTATCCGGTAAATCCGTTGGTCGATCGGGAATTAATATGACATAGATCAATTCAAGATTGCGATTTTATGCGAGGGAAATAGATTATAGGATTAATTAGTTTTCCTATATTGACTTAAATTCATCAATTTGAATCCCGATATAGAACTGGGGTGATAAAATGAGAAAGTTTTATAAGTCCAAATATGTTATTCAGTATTTGGACTCAATAAAAATTGACGGAAAAAAAGTTAAAAAAGTCTATAATGAGAATTTTTCAACCAGAGAAAAATATAAAGAACAGGTAATCTCTTCTTTAGGTGAAAAGGAGATTAAAACCTCGATTAATATATTAGAAGATGAGATTTCAATTAATAAAGATACGAATCTTTGGCATACATCATACTTTGTATTAAATGGTGTTATAATTACTCTTTATTTTAATGTTTTTAACAATTTTTTGCCTAAAACAGCTGGTAATATCGCTCTTGTGGGTGTTATGTTTTTAATCATTTTAATGTACATAAGTTGGATGTTAATGAGCTTTAAAAACAAAAACGATGTAACTCAATATTATGGTTATAAAAGAATCTTGGAAGAATGCTTAAAGAAAATTGAAGAAGAAATGAAATTAGATGAAAGAAAAAATGGTGAATAACTGATGTTTTGGGCTATTTTTATGGATTATAGATCAATTGCTGTATAAGGAAGCGTTTCTTTGAAGATATCACATGGCAGAGCAAATTAACTTAGAATGGACACCTACGGCGTCCATAATTGATTATTTGTGTTCCAATAAAAAGGTGGATAGTGCTTCTATTATTTCTGGCGTTTTCTCAACGTCGAATTCTGGCCCTTGTTTTAGTTGTTTACCGTGGGTTCTAATATTTATTCTAAGACAAGGTTTTTTAAGAAATCCTTCTTCGACATAAGTAATTCGTAAGCTCTCCTTATCTCTTTGGGTTTCGATTTCTATATATTTTTGACCCTTACTATCCACATCCCTGATCATCAAAGACACTCCCTTTAAAAAATGGAAATAACAATGAAGATAGTAACAGAAAAGGCGGATGCTAGCAATATGATAGTAAGTGTGTAATTAACCTATGGTCTCTGTTTTATAAAGATGATGAGGAATATTGATCCATTATTCCCTAGTGATGCATAATGTTATTAAAAAGCTGTGAGGGAGATAAAAATGGTTAATTTGATTAATAATAGAGAAGAGTTTTTTGATAAGTATAGAATTAAAGAGGAAGAATTTGAGGATACAGGGCTTGATTGGAGTACCTTGAAAGAAATATATGATGATTATTTTGAAAGTTTCAATTTACTAAAAAGTACAGGTGAAACAATAGCAAACATTTTGAGAACTCATCAATTAGCTCATTCTGTAAGGATGAGAATAAAAGAACCTGAACATCTTATTGAAAAATTAATCAGGAAAAAAATCGAGAAAAAAGATGACTTCACTTTTAATGTTAATGATTATAAAGAAAAAATTACAGACCTTATAGGGCTTAGAGTTTTACATCTTTCTAAAGGAGATGCTTTTTATATTGATACATTTATAAAGAAAAATTGGATATTACATGAACCAGTTACTATCAATTATAGAGAAGGAGATTTCAATAAAGAAGACATATCTGCTATAGAAGAGCAGGAAGATATTCGTTTGAAAGAACATCCTGCAGGTTATCGATCTTGGCATTATTTGATTGAAACAAACGTAACTAAAGAAAGGTATATTGCAGAAATTCAGGTTAGGACAATATTTGAAGAAGGTTGGAGCGAAATTGATCATTGGCTTCGTTATCCTTACTATTTAGATAATGAGATATTAAATAACCAATTGATGGTGTTGAATAGGCTGGCAGGTAGTGCGGATGAAATGGTTAACTCGATTTTAGAGACTAGGGAACAGCTTGATAAATTGATAAAAGAAAACGAAAAATCAAAAGAAGAGATTTTTCAATTGCGTAAAAAAATACAAGAAATGGATGCGGAACAAGAGGAGAAAGACTCTTTGATTGAAAGTTTAGATAAAATTGAAGATAAAACGGTTTCAGTGTCTAACTCAGGTTTAAAGAATAAATATGCACCTTACATAAGCCCAATGCCAAGTTCCATAGCATCGATGGTGAGTCGATATCAAAATCAAGTTCCGAGTTCCATAGCATCAATGATGAGTCGATATCAAAATCAAGTTCCGAGTTCCATAGCATCAATGATGAGTCGATATCAAAATCAAGTTCCAAGTTCCATAGCATCGATGATGAGTCGATATCAAAATCAAATTCCTAGTTCTATTTCGACAATGGTGAGGGGAGAACAGAACCCTGTGGCTGGTACAATAGTTAATGATACAAAATTGTCAACGAACTCCAATAATCTTAGTAACGAAAATGATCAAAAAGTTAAGGAAGTAGAGTAAAACAAACACAAACTCAAACATGATATCTGGAGGTGGGTGAGATGTAATGCCAAGACCACGTGATCCACGCAGAGATGAAGCTTTTCGTTTGTGGAAAGAGAGCTGCGGGAGCAAGAAATTAAAAGACATTGCTGAGGAATTAGGTATCACAAGCAGCACTATTCGCAAATGGAAAGCAAACGATAAATGGGAAGAAAAAATAAAAGGGAGCGCTCCTAAATCGAAAGGGAGCGCTCTTTTACGTCGAGGCGCACCTAAAGGAAACAAAAACGCAATTGGAAATAAGGGAGGAAGGGCACCGCTTGGTAATAAAAATGCAATAGGGAATAAAGGCGGTGCTGCTCCACTAAGAAATCAAAACGCTGTGACTCATGGATTCTTCTCAAAGTTCCTGCCAGAAGAAACGCTATCGATCATGGAAGGGATACAGGAGCGATCCCCTGTCGATATGATATGGGATCAGATACAGATCCAATATGCCGCGATTATTAGAGCGCAAAAGATCATGTTCGTTTCTGATAAGGAAGAAATAATTAAAGAATTGAAAAAGAAAAAGGCTGTCCTATCTGAGACAAACGAAGTTGAAGAGGAAGAGTATGAATTCCAATTTTCTTGGGATCGTCATGCAACGTTCTTGAACGCTCAATCTCGGGCAATGGCAGAGCTTAGGAACCTAATAAAACAGTTTGATGAGTTAGCTCATTCCGAAGACGAACGACGTCTTAAATTGGAGCATATGCGTTTAAAAATCAACAAGAAAAAATTAGAGATTGAAGAACTTACAGAAGAAGATAAACCTTTTGAGATCACCATTGTGAACAAAGGTGATGACAGTGATTAAACAAGTAAATCCTCATTTTAAAGAATTTCTTTTTGACTGGAATCAAAAGTTTCAGTTTCTTGTTGGTGGTTATGGGTCATCCAAAAGTTATCATGTTGCTTTGAAGATTGTTCTGAAATTGCTTAAAGAAAAACGGACTGCACTCGTTATCAGAGAAGTGTATGACACACATAGGGACTCAACATTTTCACTTTTTGATGAACTTGTAAGTGATCTGAAATTAGATCATATCGTTAGGTGTGTATCTTCGCCCATGCAGATTCGATTTTCAAATGGCAGCCGCATCATCTTTAAAGGGATGGATAAGCCAGCCAAACTGAAATCAATCAATAATATTTCACTCATTTGGATTGAGGAATGTTCAGAAGTGAAGTATGAAGGATTCAAGGAGCTGTTAGGACGTCTTCGTCACCCGACTTTGCCGCTCCACATGATACTCTCAACAAATCCAGTCGGAGAGGACAATTGGACTTTTAAACATTTCTTTAAAGATGATCGAGAGAAGCGGTTTGTACTGGATGATAAAGAGCTATACGAAAAGCGTACTGTCGTAATTAACGACACCTATTATCATCACTCAACGGCAGATGATAATCTTTTCCTGCCAGAAAGCTATGTCCAGCAACTTGAAGAATTGAAGGAATACGATCCAGACCTTTACCGAATTGCACGGAAAGGTCATTTTGGTGTGAATGGAATTCGGGTTCTGCCGCAGTTTGAAGAATGGCCTCATGAAGAGGTTATGACTGCAATCTCTAATATTAACCGTCCACTTAAACGAATTGGAATGGACTTTGGTTTTGTTGAGTCGTATAACGCCGTCGTTAGGGTTGCTGTTGATCCTGAAAAGAAATACCTCTATATCTACTGGGAGTATTACAAAAATGGATTAACTGACGATAAGACAGCCGAAGAACTCAAGGAATTTGCAGAGACTAAGGAATTAATCAAGGCAGATTCAGCAGAGCCAAAGACAATCCGTTATTTTCAACAACACGGTTTCAATATGGTGGGGGCCCGTAAGTACCAAGGATCACGCCTCCAATACACAAAGAAGATCAAACGGTTCAAGAAGATCATTTGCTCTGACCGTTGCAAGAACACGATTTATGAACTTAAAACGCTCACTTATGCTACCGATAAGCTGGGGAACATCTTAGAAGACGAGTTCACCATAGACCCGCATACACTGTCAGCTATCTGGTACGCTCTCGATGATTATGAGGTAACCGATTTGAAAGAAGAATCAAAAGGAAGACCGCAAAGATCAAGACCGGGAAGGAGGTAGAGCATGTCAAAACAATCTGTTAAAGCAAGAGTGATTAAAGCTTCTCCACCTACTGAATCAACGAAACAAATTTATGAAGATGAATTTGCGGACACTTATGACAGCAATATTTTGCCACCCCCGTATAACCTAAAAGAATTAAAGATGATTGCTGAGTATTCAACGATCTTACAGCAATGTGTTGATGCCTACAGGACAAATATTGTGGGGTTTGGATTTGATTTTGAGTATTCTTTTGATGTGAATTCGCCAGATGTGACAAATGAAGAAAAAACAGAAGCTGAAAGTGAATGGACAAAGCTTGAAGAGTTCGTTAAATATCTTCATTTTGATGAGTCAGCTGAGACTTTACTCGGCTTTGTTATTGAAGATCGAGAAAAGACAGGGAATGGATTTATTGAGGTTATCCGAAACGGTGAAAATAAGCCAGCCGGCATTGAATACATGGACGTTCAAAATGTACGAGTTTGCAAACTGTCTGAACCAATCGAAGTTGATTTTACGTACTTCGAACAAGGACAAATGAAATCAATCAAAAGAGAGAAACGATTCCGAAAGTATGTTCAGATGATTGACGGCCGTATGATTTATTTTAAAGAATATGGTGATCCTCGCACTTTAAATTTAGAGACAGGTCAATATGATGAACAGACCCCATTGGAGAAACGAGCAAATGAAGTGGTCCATTTCAAAATAGGAAGCGGTACTTATGGGAAACCGCGATGGATTGGCCATATTGTTAATTTGTATGGTGCTCGTAAAGCTGAAGAGCTGAACTTTATGTACTTCAAACAAGGAAGACATATTCCCGCTGCCATCACAATAGAAAATGGAATGTTGTCTGAGGACTCATATACACAATTGCAGGATTATATGAATGGGCTTGAGGGTGTGGAAAATGCTCATAAGTTCCTATTACTTGAAGCAGAAGGGATAGCGAAGGGGAAAAACATTCATGGTGATGAAGAGATTGCTCCAGTGAAAGTTGATATTAAATCACTTGCTGAAATCCTTCAAGAGGATGCCTTGTTTCTTGAATATGACCAAAAGAGCCGAGACAAAATTAGATCGGCTTTTCGTTTGCCTCCACTTTATACTGGTGAAGCTCAAGATTACAACAGAGCGACTGCGGATACAGCAAGAAAGATTACTGAGGAACAAGTATTTCAGCCTGAACGAAAATTAATCACAGGTAAACTGAATGCTTTATTTCTAAATGATCTTGAAATTCATAAGGTTCGTCTTATGTTGAAAGGGCCTGACTTTAGAGACCCGCTTGAGATTGCTAAGGTTTTAACACCGTTTATAACAGCTGGTGCAGTTTCTCCGAATGATCTACGTGATTTAGCTGGGAGAGTTCTTGGTAAGACGCTTGAGGAATGGCCTGAGGAAGAATACAATAGGCCGATAGGTAAAAATACAGCTGCGCCCGCTTCTGATCCTTTGGCTGCGCTGTTTAAATCTAAGACCGGTACTCCTGATATGATCGGGTTATTAAAAGATATGCGGGATGTTCTGGAGGACCTGAAGAGATGAACAAAACGGATAAGCTGTTGGAGAGTCTGAACGCATTCATTCTAAAAGCCGAGGAAAATCAGTATAAGCAATTGGGGGAGATGGTACCTGATTTTCCTGGCAAATCTAATATACCCAAGTATGTGGAGGAATATGAAAAAGGCATCGCTAAATTACTCAGGCGCCAGCGAAAAAAGTTTTTAGATGGTCTGAATAGTTTTATAAGCAAAGACTCAAAAGAAACGTTAGAAGCCCTTTTGGTGTTTTTTACCCAGAACCTATTTGCCGAGGATGACTTTGAGGAAGAATTTCAGGAGCTTACCGAGGGATTTCTGCAGCAGACCGTCGAGGAGTTGGCCGGAGTGATCATGGATTCATTGGATCCGGATGTCCCGTTTGAAGCTTTATCTACTAGGGCAGCGGATTGGATCAAAGGTTGGTCTGAAAAGCTGGCCAAGATCATGAAGCTGAATACTCATGAGGCAGTGGAAAACGTCCTTGCAGATGCTATAGAAAACGGCTCTTCCATCCAGGACATTGAGCTGACGCTTAAAGACATGCCACAATTTGATAGGGAGCGGGCGCGTACCACGGCCATCACTGAAGTGCTTGCTGCTTCCTCTGCCGCTCAGCATGAGTCATATGCACAATCGCCGGCAGTTAAGAAAAAGAAATGGCGGCACAGCGGAGGGAAGAAAAACAACCCGCGTGAGAATCATATTGATCTTGATGGCACAGTAATTGGCGTAGATGAAGAATTTCAGATACCAGGTAGTAGCGAGACATGCATGTTTCCACGAGATCCTAAACTATCTGCAGGTGAGCGGGTTCATTGCCATTGTGTTCTATCACCTGTGGTAGATAACGATATCTTAGGGTTGTCAGCTGAGGAAAAGGAAAAAATTCGAAGAGAAGTCTTAGCAAACATGGAATAAAGCGGTATAATTTCCTCATTATCTTTTTTATAAATGGGGTTATTACATGAGCTTTGAATTTTTAGAAGTAATAAAGGGTTACCTACCTGTTATTGCTGTTTTTGTATCAGCTTTTATTGCTTTTATATCAACTATTCGACACAAAGATCTTGAAAGGTTTTATAAGAATGCTGAAATCAATTTAGAAAAAACAATCGAGCCAATGTATTACAAAATTAAATATATAACTGGAATTAGTGATACTAATCAAAAACTAAAAAATATAAACGGTTTTTTTGATACTTATAATTCCAAATTAATTAACATCTCAAAACTCGGGAATAGACAACTGATTGAATTGTTTCTCGAAACAGAGAATATACTAAATCAATATATTAGTCACAAAGATGATAAAACCAAAGAAGTATTACTTTCTAGAGTAAGGCGTCTCCACCGTGAAATCGAAAAAGAATATTGGAGACTATTTGAGACGATATATAAGGATTACAACTGGTATAAAAAAACTGTGGATATGAATTATGTGTTTCGTTGGAGTTTAAGAGTATCTTTTATTGTAGAACAAACCTTATATGCAGTCACTTGGATCTTTTTTACAGCTCTGTTTATTCTAGTGTTTTGTCAAATATTCGGTGGTGATGTAGCTTTAGAACCGAAAGATTTTCATGAGAAATTTTACGTGATAATGTTGGGAGCTTTTTCTTCTCTTATTGCTCTGTATTTCTTTATGTTTGTAAACTATGTATTTGCAGATGATACAAAGCAGAAAAAAAAGTTCATGGATTATGCTACTGCGGGTCTAACATCAGTTATTGATAAAATTCATTTGAAAATTAAAGACTGGAAAGAGAAGCGTAACGAACAGGAAAGAGAGGATGATTAATCTTTTAAAGGAGGTGAATAACATGCCAAGAGAATTGGTAAACGCAAAAATCACGCATATTTCTTACGTAGACAAGGCTGCTAATCATAAGCAGTTCTTTTTTATGAAATCGGAAAAACAGCCAGACTTCCAAAAGGAAGTAAAGGTCCTTGCGAAAGAAGCGGATGAGCAAAAACTCGTTTATGGAATCGTATATGAACCAGACACAGTGGACGCCCACGGGGATTTCATGACAGCTGCAGAAATTGAAAAGGCCGCCCATGGATTTTTGAAAGACGCCCGCGAAATTGATAAGCAGCATGACTTTCAGGGCGGGGTTGGCGAGGTTGTTGAATCATATGTCGCGCCAGCAGACTTTGAAATGAATGGGGAGACCATCAAAAAAGGTTCATGGGTCCTTGTTACAAAGGCTTCTGAGGAAGTATGGGAGCAAATCAAAAAAGGCGAAATTACCGGTTATTCAATGGCAGGGACTGCTGAGACAATTGAAAAACAAGAAAAAAAGCCCGTTTCTCAAGAGAAAACAGATGAGAAAGGGCTTTTTAATTTGCTCAAAAACTTTTTTATGGGAAAGCATCAGCAGTCATATGATGAGCCAGTTACAAAGGCGGGCAGAAAGTTTTCCGCTTCAAACCTGCAGGAAATTAAAAATGCTCATACTGCTCTCGGTAACTTGCTGAGTCAGGTTGAGACAGAAGAGGAGGAAAAAGAAATGACTTCGGAGGAAGTAACGAAATCAATTCAAGCCGCTTTAGAACCGATTGAGAAGCGGCTGGCAGATCTAGAAAAAGAAGAAGATCCTAAAAAGAAAGATAAAGAAAAAACAGAAGAAGCGGCTGAAAAAGAAGCTGAGAAGTTGAAAAAAGCTATTACTGATGCTGTTCAACCGCTCGCTGATCGTATTGAAGCAATCGAAAAAAGTCGCGGAACATCTAAGCAAACTGAAGAATCAGGTTCTGAACAAGTTCAAAAATCAATCTGGTCAGGGTTGTTTTAATGTATAAGGAGGATACGAATGAGAAATCAAGAGGTTATTAATAAAGCAGAAATGACGCTTTCTACTTTAGAGAGCGGCGGGATTATGAACCCTACTCAAGCTTCAACTTTTATTCGAATGGTTCAAGATACGCCAACTATTTTAAGAGATGCGCGTGTTATTCAAATGGACCATGACACACAGAAAATCGAGAAGATCGGTTTTGGTCAGCGTATTTTAAGGGCAGCCCAAGAGGGAGTTGCGTTAACTAAAGATCAAAAATCAGTTCCATCAACTAGCACAGTTAACTTAAGCACAAAAGAAGTTATTGCAGAAGTTAACATTACCTATGACACACTTGAAAACAACATTGAAAAAGAAGGCCTACAGAATACAATCATGCAAATGATAGCAGAACGTGCTGCGGTTGATATTGAAGAGTTGCTTGTAAATGGGGATACATCTTCGTCCGACTCATATCTTGCACAATTAGATGGCATCAGAAAACAAGCTACATCTCATATTGTCGATGCTGCAGGTGAGGAACTGACACGGCAGACGTTCAAGCGAGGATATAAAGCTGTACCCCCTAAATATTTGAGAATTCCACAGGAGTTCCGCTTCTATACATCGCCTGGTATTGAGGTTGAATGGAAAGATCGCGTAGCGGATCGTCAAACGAACTTAGGGGATGCAGCTGTTCAAGGTGGCCTTTCATCTGCTTTTGGTGTTCCAATCAAAGGTATTGCAAATTTACAGCCTTATACGATTGGAGAGGGAGATACTGCAGCCGAAGTTTCTGATATCATCCTAACTCATCCGAAGAATATTATTCTCGGATTCTCTCGTAACATTCGGATTGAAGTAGATAAGGACATCCGTCGCCGTATGTTTATCATTGTTTTGACAGCGAAATTGGATAGTGTTTTTGAAGAAGAGGACGCCGTAGCCAAGATTGTAAAAGTGAAGGAGTAGGTGGTCTGGTGTGTTTACTGCAAAGCTTATTAAAGGCAAAACATACAATGTGATGGGAATAACCTTTCGAGCAGGTGTCAGTCAAACAGTACCGAAAAAGCTCTATGAGTATTTAAATGAAAATCCATATTTTGTACTAACCCAAGAGCTTAATAATCAAAAGGATGATCCGATAAATTATACTGAATCGGAATTGAAAGGTATGAATAAAGCAGAGCATGAATCCATTATTTCTAATCTTGGTGGCAATCCGTCTGACTTCAAAAACGCAGATGAAAGAATTGCCTACATCCTTAAGCAAATAGATAACAAAGGGGAGTGACCTATGCTGTTAATCACTCCCGATGAATTAAAGAGTTATTCAGTTTTTGAGTCTGTAAAGACCAGACCTGACGAGCTGTTAAAACAGGATATCCTTGAGTCAACTGCCGATATCATTCTTAAAGTTGGACATGATTTTTCTGATGCAGAGTATATTCCTTTGCCAGAAACGGTTCGACTGGCCCTATTAAAGTTGTCTCAGTTTTATGCTCTTATAAATGGCGACGAGTCAATTATTAAAGGATATACAACTGAAAAAATTGGTGACTATTCTTATACTCTAGGGGATGGCAGTTCTCTTCAAAAACCTGATGTGTATGCATTAATAAAAGATTATGTGAAACCGGCTGACCCTGATTTAGAAGGGATTGAAGCGAAAGTGCGGATGAGATCAATATGAGTTATCGATCTTTACTGACTCACAGATGCGACATTTACCATCTGCAGGAGAAAAAAGAAAATAGAAAGCAAAAATTCGGGGTTCCGGTTGAAGATGTTCAACCGGTTTTTTCGTACCCTGATGAGCCGGACATAGAAAATCAGCCGTGTTATTTTATAGAAAAGAGTCAGTCCATTATCCAACAAGAACCGAATGTAGCTATTTATCAATCATTCCTTGTGCATTTCCCTGCTACTGCTGATATTCGAGTAAATGACAGGACGGTTTGGGATGGTACTGCTTATAAATTACAGAAGCCCCGCAAAGTCAGGAATCATCATTGGGAAGTGACGGCAGTACGGGAGGTTGAATATTTATGAAGATCAAAGGTCTTGATCAGTTCATTCAGTCATTAAACCGTGCTTCTCGAGAAGGGGTGCAAAGGAAATACGAGCAGTGGCTTGAAGCTTTGGGTTTTGAGTTCCTAGACATTATTCAAGATGAAATTATCAGAACAAAGACGGTAGACACACGCCGCTTGCTTAATTCCTTTCAACGAGGTGATCAGGATAATATCTTTTCAATGACAGAAGGCAACTTAAAGTTGGATGTTGGAACAAATCTGGAATACGCCTCATACGTGAATGACGGGCACTTTACTATCGATCCGTCTAAAAATCAGGATAGACGATGGGTCCCAGGGCGGTGGAAAGGCGACCGTTTCGAGTATGACCCTGCTGAAAGAAAAACCGGAATGTTGCTGAAGTTCCAATGGGTCGACGGTTCTGGCTTTTGGGATAACGCCATGGCTATATTTCAGTTGATGTTTGAGAGAAGCCTTGAGCGGAAGCTGCAGCAATGGATTGATGAAGAATTTTAAGGCGGTGATGCCATGAATCAAGAGGTAGGTTCAATTATGGGCTATCTATACAAACTGTATCCTGTTCAAGTGTATGAAGAAGAAATACCGCAGGACTTTGCTGTTCCGTCTCTTTACTTTCCACCGGCTTCCACGGTCGATGGGACGGACACAGTATCTACGTTTCAGAAAGCCTATGTTTTAAACGTGAAACTATTTCACGAGAACGCACAGAAGGCTCATAACGAAGCGGAACGAATTGCGGATACACTTAGAAGCAGAAGGGGCATAATTCCGCTTATACAAGAATCTGGCGAGGATACGGGGGATTTTATTCGCCTATCTCGAATAGAAACGCGGGTATCAGATGATTACGCGACCATTGTCTTAAACTGGACGAGCCGCTATTGGTATGAGCGGGAAGAACAGCGTTCAATGGATGGTTTTAAATTTAAAAGTGGGGTGAAATGATGGCCACTAAAAAAGAGAAAGCAGAAAATGCTTTTTATATTAAGGATTTGCGAGAGCACAGTCGAGAGCTCTTTGGGGTAAAACCCGAGGTGTTTGACGGTGCTCTCTTTCATGTTCATAAAACGAGTATTACAAAATCGGAAGCGAAGAAGTTGATTTCTCAGTTTCTTCAAAAGGAGGTCAAATAGATGAACGGGGGGACTTTCACGCCCGGTAAGGAAAAAGAGCGTGCCGGTATTTACTTTAACTTCAAAACGACCGCGGAAAACCGTGTTTCTGCAGGAGAACGTGGAACAGTTGCACTGCCGATAGCGTCCAGCTGGGGTGAGGTTAAGAAATTCATTTCTATTTCTTCAATTGAGGACCTGAATAAAAAAGTGGGGTTGAACATTGATGATCCTTCGCTGTTGCTTTTACGTGAGTCTTTGAAGAAGGCGAATACAGTCTTGCTTTATCGCTTGACGGAAGGTCTTCGTGCTTCAGCAGACATCAGCGAAGGTGTAAAAGCTACTGCTCTTTATGGCGGCACAAAGGGTAATGACATCATTATCAGCATTACAGAAAACGTTATTGACTCTTCAAAAGTGGATGTCACTACCTACCTTGATCAGTCAGAAGTTGATAAACAAACAGTTTCTAAAGCTGAAGAGCTTAAACAAAATAACTATGTCACGTTTACAGGGAAAGGGGATTTAACAGTCACTATTCCGTTAACCGGTACTGCTCCTGAAGACGTAAGCGGTGCTCTTCCGGCATCTTCCGGAGTCCGCTTGTCAGGTGGAACAGACAAAACACCGACCAATGCTGATTATACAGCTTTCTTGGAAGCGGCTGAAACGGAATACTTTGACACAATCGCACTGCCTGTAGAGGATAACGAGCAATTAAAAGCAACGTTTGTTGCGTTTATCAAACGGCTGAGAGACAACCAAGGGCAAAAGGTTCAAGGTGTTCTTTCAAATTACAAGGGAGACCATGAGGGTATTATCAATGTAACTGGTGGCGTCCTACTTGAAGATGGAACGGAGATCACTCCTGAAAAAGCTACTGCTTGGGTTGCAGGCGCAAGTGCGGGGGCTACATTTAATCAATCACTTACATTTGTAGAATATGAGGGAGCTGTAGATGTCCTTAACCGAATTGACAACGACGAAATCGTTGAACGATTGTCAAATGGGGAATTTTTGTTTACTTATGATTCTCGTGATAAATCAGTATCGGTTGAAAAGGACATTAATTCACTCACAAGCCTAACAGCAGAGAAAAATAAGATGTTCCAGAAAAACAAAATTGTCCGTGTACTTGATGCAATCAATAATGACCTGACATCTCAATTAAAAGCATTGATCAAGTCTCGCAAAGCAAGCGGCAGTGACGTTCCCGCTACAAATGACGGACTGCAGTTTGTAAAAACGCTGATTACTCAATACTTGAGTGTTCTTCAAGATAACGGGGGCATTACTGATTTTAATTCAGAGAATGACATTACAATTGCTTTGAATAATGATCGTGACGGCTTCCTGATTGATCTCGCTGTTCAACCCGTCGATGCAGCAGAAAAATTCTACTTTAACGTTGAGGTGAAATAAGAATGGCATTAAAAGCGCAAAACACCATTTCTGGTAAAGAGGGCAGGCTATTTCTTGATGGAGAAGAAATGGCTCATATCAAAACTTTTGAAGCCAATGTGGAGAAAAATAAATCCGAGGTAAATATCATGGGTCGCCGAATGACGGGGCACAAGACGACTGGAGCAAATGGAACGGGAACAGCCACTTTTTATAAAGTGACTTCTCAATTTGTTCTTATTATGATGGACTATGTGAAAAAAGGAAGCGACCCTTACTTCACCTTACAAGCTGTTTTGGATGATGCCTCTTCAGGTCGTGGTACTGAACGAGTCACCTTGTATGATGTGAACTTTGACTCTGCGAAAATCGCTGGACTTGATGTTGATTCAGAAGCATTAGAGGAAGAAGTCCCATTTACCTTTGAGGACTTTGATGTGCCTGAACAGTTAAAATCCACATTCTAATCACTTTCACGAAAAATCGCCGACTTTAACGAAGATATTCACGAAAAATCGTGAACTCTCACGAGATATTCACGAAAAAATGTGGTAAGATTACTTTAGAAGTAATCCAACTGAACAAGTTTCAAATAGAAACATGTATTTCTTTCAAAAGAAATGCATAAAATAAAAAAATACCGGAGTGCGGCAACACTCCGGCCTGTACAAATGCTGGCTCCTCATTGGAGCGCTGGCTATGAAGGTACGTATGGACCTACCCTAGAAGTTTCTCAGGCCTCAAAGGGTGGTCTATTTCTTTTTGTCTATATACGTCAACAAGGCGAGAATAAACATTCCCGTTCCAAGCATTAAACTAAGCGCTTGAAATGTCGACATAGGCGTCACCCCCTTTCAGGGGATTTAGCCAGCAGACCACCTTTGAGTTAGCCGTGCAAATGTACAGGAATAATTATACACTAGACAACCATTTTTGTGGTTGTCTTTTTTTGTTGGCCTAAAATTGATTCTAATTTCAGAGGAGCTTGATAAACATGAGCGAAAAACAAAACGAAAAAGTATACGATCTTTCATTCTTTATGCCAGGACAAACAATCGAAGCTGAAGAAGTAAAAGTGCCGATTTCTAAACGATTTGTAGACAAAGAAGGCAATGTTGTTCCATTCATTTTCAAAGCCATTACGACTGAACGAATTGACGAGCTGGAGAAAGAGAATACGACTTACAAGAATGTAAAAGGCCGTGGCCGTGTGAAGGACTTGGACAGCCAACGCTTTTATGCTCGTATTGCGGTTGAAACGACTGTTTACCCGAACTTTAAAGCTAAGGAACTACGTGAAGCGTACAAAACAGAAGATCCAGTGGAAGTCGCCAAACGTGTTCTTTCAGTCGGCGGTGAGTATGCGAACTGGCTAAACAAAGCAATTGAAATCAACGGTTTTGATGATGATCTCGAAGACCTTGAAGAAGCGGCAAAAAACTAGTAAAGGACGGGGACAAAGAGGCTGTATATCTTTATTACGCGATGCATGAGCTCAAATACGCCCCGTCAGAATTAAGAGAACTATATGAGGCTCCGAAAGAATTCAAGGCGCTCTTATATGGGTTAATCGGTTATAAGCTTGAGCTGTTAGAAAAAGAAGCGAAGAAGGGAGGTAATTAACTATGGCTAAACTAACAGCCACGTTTGAATTACATGATAAGATTTCCCGCAAGCTTCGAATGATACAAGGCAATGCCGAAAGACTTAAGAGGGCCGCTAATGGCCCTCTTATTTTTGAGGCTGAAGACCGGACTGAGAGAGTTATGCGGCGGATTGACCGATCGGCCAACCGTTTGACCGGACGGGCTCGATCGCTTGAAGTGGATTTAGATGATCGTGCTTCGAATGGCTTACATTCTATACGTCAGCAAGCTGAGGATCTTAACGAGGGCAGGCATAAGGTGACGGTTTCCGTAAATGATCAGGCTACACCGCGTTTTCGCTTAATCCGTGGAGGTCTTTCTGATTTAAATCGCTCGCACGCTGAGCCAACTGTTTCAGTTCGTGATCATGCTTCAAACCAATTAGATGAGATCCGTCGTCATGTGTCCGATGTAGACAGCGAACATGCTAAGCCAACCGTCTCTATTAAGGACAGAGCTTCAGCTGCTCTGGATGCTATTGAAGCGAAAATAGACAGCTTGAAGAATGCTACCATTACTCTGGCAGTTGCAGGTGGTTTTTCTGCAGGTTCAATTATGGGTTCTGGTAAAAGTACAATGTCTCAGGATGCCTATGTGTCAGCAACTTCAAACGTTAATAAGAAAGATGTTGCAAGAATGACGGATCAGATCTATTTCAACAATAAAGCGGGCAGTTCTCGGGAAGAAGTCAGTTTATCTTTGAGAAACTTATCGCAACAGACAGGGGCGTCTAAAAAAGCTCTTGCTGAATTGACTGAGTCGTCAAGTAAGATTGCCCAGCTCATGAATGCTGATCAGGCAGAGGTAGATCGAGCTTTCAGTTCAATGTATAACAACTTGAAATTGTCCGGGAAACAAAGCGGAGACTTAATTGCTTATGTATATCGGAATGCAGGTGACCAGGCTGATGATTTATTAGACACAATGAATGAATACAGTTCCACTTTTAAAGACTTGAAACTCACAGGCGGGCAGATTGCAAACGCCATGATAATAGGAACAAAGGGTGGCGCCAGAAACTTCGATAACCTAGCCGATAGTATGCGTGAGTTTAACATCCGCCGAACCGAAATGTCTGATAGTCAAGTGGACGCATTTAAAACGCTGTTCGGAGCCAAGGGAACTAAGAAAATGTTCAAGGGCTTCAAAGATGGTTCAATAAGCGGAGAGGAAAGTTTATTTAGGGTGGCAAAAGCACTTTCTAAAGTGAAAGACAAAACAAAGCGGGCTGCTATTGCGACTGAGCTTATTGGAACACAATATGAAGACCTCAAGCAGCCTATTTTAGATATGGCTGAGGGTATTGGTACAAGTGCCAAAACAAGCGGAGAATTGGAACGCAGCTTTACGAAACTTCGGGATAATAACCCGATGACACCGGTTAATGATGCCATGAGAGATTTTGAAAGCATATCTAAGGATATGGGAACATCTCTGCTAACTGGATTAGGGCCAGCCTTTGATAAAATCAGCTCGTTCATTAACAGTAAAGAAGGTCAGGAAAAACTTAAAGAGATCAAAAAAGATATTGCCGATCTTGGTGAGGAGATAGGTGATAAGTTAAACGTAGCCATTGAGTGGAGCGTCAACCATTGGGATGATTTGAAAACAGCAATTAAAGTTGTGACCCCTTCTTTAATTGGGTTGATTGGTTATTTGAAAATACTACGTCCGTTGTTAAAAGGCATTGGTACTGTCGGAAGTGATGCAGCAGGCGTAATCCGAAAGCTAATTCCAAAACGTACTCCTGAAGCTGCCGCTAACACGCGAAGTGAAAGGAGGAACAGAAACAGTAATCGTAATGCCAGCACAAGGAGCAGAGAATCCAAAACTGCCACAAGTCCAACGAGTTTACCACGAAGCGGCAGCTTAACATGTTGCTGTTGTAGCGATGGAGGTAAAAATGATCGCATTCGTGGAAGACGAGGGAAAAGAGTTTTAGGTCGACGTGGTAATTCAACCCGAATGAACCCTTCTGACAGATCAATTACTGTGTCATCTGGACAAATGGAGAGAAGGCGTTCCAGTAGAACTGTGGGTACTAATCCAACCAGAGGATCAAGATCAGCAATAACCACAACTAGAACGGAGCTATACTCAGCTGGTAGAGGTGCAGGCAGTACATCGAAGTTCGGGAAATTCTTTAGCCCTCTGAAAAGTGTTGGCAAGTTTGCAAAGGGAGTCCCTCTATTAGGAACAGCGTTAGCGGCAACAGATTTAATTGGGATGAATAAAGACAATGTTGGTGAAAAAATTGGATCAGCTGGCGGTGGTCTTGCTGGAGCGGCTACAGGAGCAGCTATTGGCAGTGTTATTCCAGGAGTGGGAACAGCCATTGGTGGAATAGTTGGTGGTATAGCAGGCACCATGGGCGGTTCAAGTTTAGGTAAAGCGTTTGATGGTTCAGAAGTAAAAAAGAAACTAGACAGTACATTATTTGATCAAAAATGGTGGTCTGAAAAATGGTCAGGCATTAAGAGTAATGCGAAGACTTCTCTCAATGGGTTAAGTGATACATGGTCTCATGTAAAAGAAAAGGTGAAGTCCACTTTATTTAATAATGAATGGTGGTCTGAAAAGTGGTCTGGTGTTAAAAGCTGGGCACAGGACAAATGGAATAGTGCATCATCTGTTTGGGAGTCCGTAAAGGGAAAAATAAAATCCACTTTATTTAGTGAGAAGTGGTGGTCAGGAAAGTGGGAAGGCGTAAAAGGTTGGGCTCAAAGTAAATGGGACAGCGCGTCTTCTGTTTGGCAATCTGTTAAAGGAAAACTGAAATCCACTTTATTTAGCGAGAAGTGGTGGTCAGGAAAATGGGAAAGTGTAAAAAGCTGGTCCAAAAATAAATGGGACAATGCTAAATCAATATGGAAAAGTGTTAAGAGTTCCATCTCAGAAACCCTTTTTAGTAAGAAGTGGTGGTCTGAAAAGTGGCAAAGTGTAAAGGAATTGGGAAGCAGTATTTTGGGCGGAGTAAAAGAAGTCGGTGGGAAAGTAGCTTCAAGTGCGAAAAAAACTGCTGGTAAAGCGTGGGGATATGTGAAGAGTGGCGTAAATTATTTATTTGGTACGGGAAATGAAAAGCCAAAGAAACATGCTACTGGTGGTTACATTACGAAGCCAACAATATCTTGGATTGGTGAAGCAGGTAAAGAGTTTGTTATTCCTGTTGAGAATAATAAAGGTCGCGGCAAAATGCTCCTTTCTCAAGCTGCTTCGAAATTAGGGGTGAGTGTTGTTGATGATATAGCATCTGCTTCATCTGCAGGAGGTGAACCAGCAACTTCCCCGCTAGTCCGTAGTGCGGCGGTGACTGCTTCTGTATCTCCTATTATTGACACATCCAGTCTTGATGAACAAGCAACATCATTTGGTCAACAGTTCACGAAAGGTTTTGATCAAGGAATTGGAGATAATGTTGTTTCTATGGACGCTTGGAAACAGAAAAACGTTGGCCAGCCAATGAACAATTTAATCTCTTATTCTCCGAATTATGGAAAGCAAGTGGTTAATGGCTATGCTAAAGGTCAGAACAGTACCTCTACCGGTACAGATGGCTTCTTGCAGACGAAGGTTAAAACACCATTCCAGAACACCGTAAATAAATCCTCTTCATGGGGAAGTGGAACGATCAAAGGTTTTGCTTCCGGACAAAATAGCTCACAAACTGGTACTGATCAATACGTCAGCACTCATATTAACAAGCCGTTTATCCGCTCTAAAGAATCATCAAACGGCTGGGGAAGCGGTATGGTCGGTAATTTTGTTTCTGGTATGACTTCTAAGGCAAGTGAAGTCCATGAAGCTGCCAAGGAACTGGCGAAAAAAGTTGAGAAGGCATTTCGTGAAGAGCTTGATATTCATTCACCTTCCCGTGTCATGATGAGTCTCGGTCGTTTTGCCTCTATTGGTATTGTAAAAGGTCTGGATTCAGTTGATGTGAAAAAGTTTGCTGAAAAACAAGCAGGTGCACTAGCTGCTGCTTATTCCGGAATGGGGGCAGTAAGCGGAAATGTGAAGCAATGGCTTATGGCCGCTATCATGGCCACAAAGACACCAATGAGCTGGCTTCCAGGGCTAATGACAATTGCTCAGCATGAGTCAGGGGGTAATCCGAAGGCAATCAACTTATGGGATAGTAATGCGAAAGCAGGACATCCATCTCAGGGGCTCATGCAGACAATCCCAAGTACCTTCAACGCACACAAATTGCCGGGCATGAATAACATTCTTAACCCGATACACAACGCTGCTGCTGCGATTGGCTATATCAAAAGCAGATATGGATCAATTAATAATGTACCAGGCATTAGAAGCATGAGACACGGAGGTCCATATGTTGGCTACGCTAACGGCGGACTGATTACAAAAGAACAAATTGCCCGTGTCGGTGAAGGAAACAAGCGGGAATGGATCATTCCAGAGGAGAGAGGCATCCGTGGACGTTATCTATTAGCCCAAGCAGCTAAGGCACTCGGAATGGAAGTCACAGACCCATCTCAAAAACGTCAAACTGAACTATCTTCCGGTCAGGTAACAGCAGCCACAACAGGCAGTCAGCAAACAACTGTTACAGCATCGGGAGGTAAAGAGGTTATTATTCAGTTTAATGGCGATCAGCATTTTCACAATGACCAAGACATGAACAGTCTTGTAGCTAAGATTAAGCAGGCCCTTGTCGATGAGCTTGAACAGGATATTAACATTGGAACGAAGGGAGTCGTTGCTTTTGACTAAATCCATATATGAATTCTGGATTTCACAAGGGAAGGATAAGCTGCGGCTTCCTGTCCTTCCTGAACAAATTGATATTTCAAACACAATTCAAAATGAATCAGTAAAAGTAGCTAGTTTTGGGGAGATCACTTTTATTGATAAACCGGGAGCGAAAGAAATTTCGTTCTCTTCTTTTTTTCCAAAGAAACATAGCCCGCTTGCTGAGTATAAAGGATTTCCTTCTCCTGAAAATGCTATTGCAAAGGTCGAGAAATGGGTGAAATCTAAAAAGCCGGTTCAATTCTTAATTACTGGAACGAAAATTAATTTAACTTGCAGTATCGAGGTTTTTTCTTATAGCGAGGGCCAAAAAGATATAGGTGATCGTGATTATGAAATAAAGCTGAAGGAATACAAAACTGCTTCGCCGCGGAAGATCAAGCAGAAGAAAAAGACGAAGAAGAAACGTCCGTCGAAGGCTTCTCCTAAAACGTACACCGTTAAGAAAGGCGATACACTGTGGGACCTTGCCGGCAAATTTTATGGAGACAGCACAAAATGGCGCAAGATCTGGAACGTCAATAAAAAGGCTATGATCAAACGAAGCAAACGGAATATCAGGCAGCCAGGGCACTGGATCTTTCCTGGGCAAAAATTAAAGATACCGCAGTAAGCAGGTGATGACATGATAGAACTTTTCGTCATTAAAGAAACGGAATGGCTTGAGCTGGTAACTGAAAGTGTTTCACTCGAAGGACAACGGTATCAGGCGCCGCGATCAATCACAGCAAAGATCATAACGAAACAAGGAACCCATTCATATTACAGCGTATCAGAAGGAGATACGGTTCTGTTTAAGTGGAAAGGGAAAGAGCTGTTTCGAGGTATTGTGTTTTCTCGCAATCCGGAAGAACATGGGCTGACCTTTACGGCTTATGACATGCTGCAATATCTGGTTAAGAACAAAGATGTTTATGTGTTCTCCAATAAGCGTGCAGACGAGATTATAAAACGATTGGCGAGGGATTTTCAGATCCCGACGACGTCCATTGCAAATACGGGTTACACCATTAAATCATTAGTGTTTAAAGACGATACGAGCCTTTATGACATGATTCTGAAAGCCTTGAAACAAACGAAAAGCCAAACCGGAAGGAATTATCAATTATATTCTGCGAAGGGAAAGCTTGGCCTTCGCGCTTGGCCTGATCCGTCAGAAGTATGGGTGCTGGAGACGGGTGTGAACATCATCGGCTATCAATACAGCACTTCCATTAATGACACGGCCACAAAAGTAAAGCTCCGCCGGCAGAAAGACAATAAAACATACACAGCCACCGCAAGTGACAGCTCAGGCATCAGTAAATATGGTGTGCTTCAGTATGTCGAAACGGTTTCTGATAACATTAACCAGGCGCAGCTTCAGGAGCGTGCGAAAGTCAAACAAGCACAGAAAAAAGGTGTTAAAAAAGAACTCAAGAGTATTCAGGCGATCGGAATTCCGGATCTTCAGAGCGGCTTGCCTGTCTATATCTCAATTCCGGAAGTCGGGGTTAAGAAAACATACTGGATCGATACAGACAAACATGAATTTAAAGGATCCACACACACGATGACCATTGATGTTGTGGAGAAAAACTCTATTCCTGATGGTGTTTCCTCATGAGACTAAGTGAAGCGATCAAGCACTTGGCTGTCGGTGCCGTTGATTCAGAGTCGCCGGTGGATATCCTGCCGGCTGAAGTGGTTTCCGTTTCTCCTGTTGAAATTAAACTCAATGAAAATGAAAAGTTAATTATTCCGTCTGATTTGATTATTATTCCTAAGCGGCTGTGCGCTGGAGGAGATGAAGAACTAAAGATGGGTGAGAATGTGATGGTTGTCTCCTTAAAAGGCGGACAATCATTTTTTATTCTCGACAAAATATAGGGGGTGCCTGGGTTGGCCCTTTCACCAGAAATTGAATTTGATGATATTGAAGATGACAGCGAAGTCATAGAGACCTCGCAAACCTACAAAATAGATTTTGAAAATGGCCGTATCACAAATGAAATGATAACAGGCCTTGAAGCAATCAGGCAGTTTGTATATTTATCCCTTCATACTGAGCGATACGCCTATTCTGTTTTCAGCCATGACATTGGAAATGAGCTTCAAGACATCTTGGCAGATAATGAAACCACAGACGCATATAAGAAAATGGAGATTCCGCGGCTAATAGAGGAAGCGCTGATCTATGATGATCGTGTTTCCTCTGTATCAGATTTTGAAATAGAAAAACAAGGTGATTCGTTCCATGTTTCCTTTACAGTCGAAACGGACGAGGGAAAACTGGAGATCGAGGAGGTGCTTGGTGAAGATGTTTGAAGATCAAACTTTTGAAGAAATTATGGACCGGATGCTGAACAGAATTTCAGCGGACATTGATACAAGGGAAGGAAGCGTGATTTATAACGCGTTAGCTCCTGCAGCCGCAGAATTGGCCAAGTCTTATATTTGGCTCGATACTGTGCTGGAACTTGTCTTCTCAGACACAGCGCAAGGGGAATTTTTAGATCGTCGGGCTACTGAAGCCGGCATCGAGCGAACGGCTGCCACGAAAGCAGTCCGGGCAGCGGAGTTTACTGAAGGAGTAACCATTCCAGTGGGCTCCCGCTTTTATGTTGATAACCTGTATTTTCAATACACAGCTGACGGGACATTGGAATGTGAAACAGCTGGAGAAGCAGGGAACGCAAACATATCCGGTCAGGATCTATTGTCATTAGACACTATACCTGGGCTTCAAAAGGCTATTGTGAAAGAGATTCTGATTCCTGGTCGTGAAGAAGAGGATGATGACAGTTTAAGAGCTAGATATTTTACCCGCGTTCGCCGGGAAGCTGTCAGTGCAAATAAAGAGCATTATAAACAGTGGGCGGAAGAAGTTGACGGAGTCGGAAAGGCAAAAATTTTTCCGCTTTGGAACGGGGATGGCACAGTCAAAATTGTTGTGACCAATGCTAACTTGGAACCTGCTTCCGATATATTGATTTCTAAGGTTAAAAACTATATTGACCCTGAACCCGGACAAGGCGAGGGACAAGCGCCAATAGGTGCCTTTGTCACGGTGGAGAGTGCGGTTTGGAAAGAGATTGAGATATCAGCAGAGGTGCTTCCCGAGGTCAATAGCTCTATTGATCAGGTGAAGAAAGAAATCGAATCAGGTGTATTAAATCTTTTTAAAAAGATGGCGTTCGAAGACAATGTCATCCGCTTATCGCAGATCAATAATATTGTCTATAATTCACCCTCAGTAAGTGATTATGCAGATATTAAAATAAACGGTTTGGCTGAAAATTTGGTTCTGAGTGACGTCGAAATCCCTAAATTGGGGCAGGTGAACATCATTGAGCAAACTCGATGAAATGACTGCTTACCTGCCGCCGTTCCTTACCAAGTTAAAGGAAATGGCTGAACTTCTTAAAGCGGAAGCTCCGGAATTTGAGAAGCAAAATCACAGCATCTTTGATCTGACAGATCAGCTGTTTGTTACTACGGCAACCTGGGGGCTTGAACGATGGGAAAAGATTTTGAACGTACCGCGGGAATCAGGTGACACCGATGAGATCCGCCGATTGCGGTTAATCTCTAAAATGTCCAATATACCTCCCGCAACATATAAGGCCATTGAACAGGCATTGAACCGGTTCCTGAAAAATCCGTCAGCTCAGGTTCGGCTACTTCCTAGAGAGTATCGTTTCAATGTTGATATTGATATAGATGATATGCAGCATATGAGCGAGCTCATAGAAACATTGGAGAATATGAAGCCAGCTCATTTGGCATATACCTTGCGAGCTGCTTTGAATGAGCCACTCAAGATAAAAGATACTGTCATTTTGAATAACAGAAGGTATCGAAAATTAAGTGAGCTAAGGGTAGGTTATTCCGTCACGCTCAATAATAACGAGGTGGTCCTTGTATGATTACACAGCTTTATAGAGAGCGAACAGCTGCAGATTTGAAAAATAGAATATCGAAAGTGCTGCTGAATGGAAATGAAACAAAAATTGCGGAACTCACCATTCAGGGTGCCGTTGTCACGGTGCTTACTCAACGAGAGGAAGATATCAAGCATATTAAGAGTGTGCAGATCCTTGATGAACAAAACAACGTAATTACGGAAAGAACAACAGATTTAGACGTCAGTAATAACAGAACGCTAGATTTTAGAATTACTTTTGAGGTGGTGTAACAATGGCTTATGATGCAAAAACAGATTGGCTCCCGGACGATCCGATTAATGAAGATGATGTGAACCGTTGGGAGAAAGGTATTCAAGACGCGCATAAAGATTTAGCTGTACATAAAAATGACATGAACAACCCTCACAATACAACAAAGGCGCAAATCGGGCTAGGGAACGTTGATAATGTACAGCAGGCTTCTAAAAAAGAATTTGAAGAGCATCTTAATGATTCACAACGGCACATAACACCAGTAGAGCGGGAGAATTGGAATGCAAAAGAAACAACTGCCGGAGCTCAGGAAAAAGCGGATAAGGCTTTATCGGATGCAAAATATTACGTGGATACCAACTACAAAAATAACAATCTAACGTTAATTGCTGGAGAAGATGCTATTCAAGACGCAAGAATAGGAGGGGAAGAATATCCGTTAGGACTGACCTTAATGGACATTGGTCAGGGAAATACTACAGGTTACCCTTTGGGTTATGGCTTAGTCAAAAATGAAAAATATAATAATTACCGATTTACGCAATATTTTTATGGAACAGGAAATGAGTCTGGGACTTACTACGACAGTACAGGAGTTTGGATTAGACACTGGTGGAGTGGTTCAGGATGGACTCCGTGGCAAAAGATATCAGGTTTTGCTCATGCGAATATTGGAACTACAGGTATTCAGTATTTGAAAAAGATTGATCATACTAAAATTGCATTTAACAGGATCATCAAGGATAGCCATAATGCTTTTGATACTAAAAACAATCGATTTATTGCTCCGAATGATGGAATGTACTTAATCGGTGCAAGTATATACACCTTAAATTACACATCTTATATTAACTTTCATTTGAAAGTTTACCTAAACGGAAAAGCGTATAAAACACTGCATCATGTAAGAGGAGACTTTCAAGAAAAGGATAATGGGATGAATCTTGGTCTAAACGGCAATGCGACTGTACCCATGAATAAAGGGGATTACGTTGAAATCTGGTGCTATTGTAATTATGGAGGAGACGAAACTCTGAAAAGGGCAGTAGATGATAAAAACGGCGTATTTAACTTTTTTGATATACAAGAACTTGGGGCCCGAAACTATCTAAGATTTTAGGAGGTAACGATGAATATAGGTGAAGCTATTCTTTATAAATACCCAACAGCTGATCCCACAAAGGATTTTATTGTCCAGAATAATGGTGATGGAACTCCCTCATATATAGCAGAGTGGAATATTAGGGCACCTATACCCACGGAAGTAGAGTTAAAAACTTGGTGGGAAGAGCTTCAGAGTACATCTGCATATGAACCACCAGTTCAAGTGGATCTACTTGCAAGAGAGTTATCTCAGGAGAAACTAGCCCGTAAACAGCTTGAAGAATTAAATCAAACTTTGGGAAGCGAGCTCTCAAAAATAAAGTTGCAACTGCTTACTCTACAAGGAGGGAAAGATTCATGAATTATTGGGTGCTGGCTTTGCATTATAACTGGGCTTCTTCTGAAATGGTGAAACAGGCAATTCATTTCAAAGATTGCTCGCACGAAGATTTACAGGAAGGAATAGAGAAAAAACTAATCACAGCAGAACAGTATAAAGAGATCACTGGAGAAGCCGTTTAAGGCTTTTTTATTTTGCCTAAAAGGGGATGGTTACGTTGTAATACCCGGACCTCACCACTAAAGATCAATAATAGCAAGGAGGATTTTTAATGGCATCATATAGTTTTCAATTTCCAACAGATGCAACCGGTAAGCCGGGGGCAGCCAAGCCATACAGAGAAGGAAACAGAGATTTTGTTGTGCCGGTAGCTTCAATCTCCGGTAATTCAGAGATGCTGACGAACGCAGTTTTAAAAGCCACTGAAGTATACACGCAATATGGACAAGATCGATTAGGGCAGGTTTTAATTTCAAAAGTTAAAGGTCACGCTTATTCTGATCGTGAAGGTACCTTATTCATTGAAGAAAGTAACGATATGAATTCATGGACCACAATCTCTTCATTGGTTGTTAAAGCAAATACTCTTGGTGAGACTGACTGGATTCATTTAACTAAACGATATTTCCGTTTCAGATACGCAAATGGTAACCTGCAGCAATCTGAATTCTTACTTTACCAGTCATTGGGCGCAGGTGAAGAGGATATAAACATTAACCATACTGTTCCTATTACAGCAGTTGCTCCGTTCTCAGTCCAGTTAGATAAAAGCGGGTTAACTAATGATGGTCGTTTAAAAGTTCAAACTGAAGGCTTAAATCTTAGCTCATTAGACACTCAATCAAAAACAATGGATATTGTCTTTCACGATAAAACAGAAACCATAGGTGAGAGTAACCCATTCACCGTTGGATCATTCAAAACGTTACTCATTGAGGTTTATGGGACGGCTGAGACAAGTGAATTGAAGTTCTGGGGTAAATCCTTATCGGGAACAAAAAGAGCCCTTAGAGGGCAGAAAGTGGATGATGGAACGTTTGCCACTAGCACAAAAGGGAAATCAGAAGCTTGGTCATTTAACATTACTGGTTTTAAAGAAATTGTTATGGAACTTACAGCTTTAACAAATGGAAACTTTTCAGTTCGAGGGACGGCCGTCTCATAAGATCCGGCTGTCCCTTTTTTATTTGCCTCGGAGGAGGTGATTAGAAATGGAGGAGACAAGTTTGTTTATCAACTTTGAAACATTAGATTTAGCAAGAGTATATTTATTTGGAGGGGTGAAGTACCTTGATTTACTTCTAGTTCTTAGCATAATTGACGTATTAACAGGAGTAATTAAGGCATGGAAATTCAAAAAACTGCGAAGCCGGAGCGCATGGTTTGGATATGTCCGCAAGCTACTCAATTTCTTTGCGGTTATTTTGGCAAACGTTATTGATACAGTCCTCAATTTAAACGGTGTCCTAACATTTGGTACCGTTCTTTTTTATATCGCTAATGAAGGCTTGTCAATAACTGAAAACTTAGCACAGATCGGTGTTAAAATCCCTTCAACAATAACAGATCGATTACAAACAATTGAGAACGAAAAAGAACAGAGTAAGGATAACGCAGACAAAGCTGCTGGCTAAGCCAGTGGCTTTTTTTATTACACAGACAGAAGGAGAGAGGATATATGACCATTAAAGTTGTAAAGAATCTAGTCTCTAAATCAAAGTATGGATTGAAATGTCCTAATCTAATGAAAGCTGAATATATTACTATTCATAACACTGCGAATGATGCTTCAGCAGCCAATGAGATTTCTTACATGAAGAATAACTCTAGCTCAACGAGTTTTCACTTTGCAGTAGACGATAAACAGGTCATTCAAGGCATTCCAACAAATCGTAACGCTTGGCACACAGGAGATGGAACAAACGGTACAGGGAATCGCAAGTCGATTGGTGTCGAAATTTGTTATAGCAAGTCAGGAGGGGTACGATATAAGGCAGCGGAAAAGCTTGCTATTAAGTTTGTGGCGCAGCTACTTAAAGAACGCGGCTGGGGCATTGATCGTGTCCGCAAGCATCAAGACTGGAACGGTAAGTATTGCCCGCACCGTATTTTGTCAGAGAGAAGATGGAATCAAGTTAAGGCTGCCATTGAAAAAGAATTAAAGGCGCTAGGTGGGAAAACAAGCTCAAGCAAAGCAAGTGTAGCTAAAAAGAAAACAACAAACTCAAGCAGCAAAAAGACATCATATGCGCTGCCTTCCGGTATTTTTAAAGTTAAGAGCCCAATGATGAGAGGCGAGTCCGTCACGCAGATTCAGAAAGCTCTAGCGACTCTTTATTTCTACCCGGATAAAGAAGCGAAAAATAACGGCATAGACGGCTTTTATGGTCCGAAAACGGCGAACGCGGTTAAACGATTTCAGTTGATGCATGGGCTTTCTGCTGATGGGATTTATGGACCTAAGACTCGAGTGAAACTTGAAGCATTATTGAAATAA